GTGAGCCATTCAGCCACGAAGAGTTACTCGGTTTACTTGCTCTCGCCAGAGGGGGCATCGACACTATCTTCCAGGCGCAGAAAGCGGCGCTGGCGGAATAATTTTTTAAGGCGACTGAGAAGTCGCCCTAAAACCGTTTCAGTGTGTTGAAATAAAAGGATTTATTTCTAGCGATGTCCACATCGTGACCATGTCGACTTAAAAGCCCCGCTATCCGTGGGGCTTTTTTATCGAAACAATTTGAAATAACTAAAATGTCGATGGCAAGATGCCTAGCGTAAACAGATATACGTGAGTAACAAAGGGATAACTAAATATGGCAATAACAAAGTGCAAGGAATGTAAAAAAGAAGTGTCTAGCAAAGCCAAGGTCTGCCCGCATTGCGGCGTCAAAGACCCAGGCTTTAACGCTATGGATGCGGTGAAAGGGTTAGTCTTTTTGGCAATTCTGGGCAGTATTGGTTATTGGTATTTCAGCGGCGATGACGACGCTGCCATTAAAGAACCCGCAAAAGCGAAAGTATGTGCAGCCAATGACGGGCAGTGTGTCTTTGATGCTCATTTAGTTGATGCGCTGGTCGCTTGTAAGACGCCAATCCAAGAGCGTTCAAAATATGATTACGAATGGACGAACGGCACTTTTGAGAATATTTTCAGTCGTTACATCAATCAGCCCGATAAGCATCAAATCATCTACATGGGCGACAAACTGAAATTTACCAACGGCTTTAATGCCAAGTTAAATATGACTTACTCATGTACTTTCGACACGAAAAGCAATCAAGCCGTTGACTATAAAGTGACTGAGGGCCGCTTACCTAAGTGATCCTTTTGCGCAGTGGTTTGCAAAAATCGCTGCGCCGCATATATTCACACCAGCCCTTGCGCCGCAAGGCTTCCCGCAATTTTCCCCACTTGCCAGAATTCTATTCCCTCACTGTTTTGATCCAGACGGAAAGCAAAGAGATCCAAATAAAAACAATCACTTAATCAGATGGTTAGCAGGCCGTAACCTGCTGAGTTTTGCAAAGCGCTGCAAAAGCTTGCGCAGTGTGCAATCGCAGCTCATGCGCAGAACCCCAGACACCGCGCGGGCTGGCGGGGTGGTTTGCACAAAATTTCTTTTGCAAAATTTTTGCGATCCAAATCGTGCAGGCGGGTGCGGTGTAGCGCCGTTTCCGTCTGGTATGCGCTTCCGTGTGCGGGTTTCTGCTGCGGCTGTGGGGCGTGGCTGGACGAACGAACAGAAGGCCGAACGGTGTCGGCCTTTGGGTACTGCGTTCAATGGTGGGCGTTACAGATCGTTTTACACGATGAGGATAAAATCAGGCTATCAGCGGAGCATATTTCTTGCGAAGTGTATCGGTTTTACCGGCGATCGTAGTGAACTGACCAGACTGCTGGCTTGCACCGGTGCTGGGGTGGGTATGGCTGGCGACAAGCGTCGCCAGTTCGTTGACGACCGTCAGCGTATCGGTCAGCAAGGTGAGGACGTTAATTTCGTCGGTACCCAGTTTCACCACGGGCGCAATCAGCTGTTGCGCCTGGGCGACGCTGCGGCGTATACCGGTGATTTTCTCGGTGAGCGTGCCCCCGACCGAAATCGAAGCATTGCCGGTGATGTTGTCGTCCAGATTGCCCCCGACCGCGCGGTTGGCATCTTTACCGCATGACAGGGTCATATTGCCCGATGTGCCGATGCTGTAATCCCCCTCGCTGACATGAACAACGGCACCCGCCAGAAGGGTGGCCGTACCCAGTACGATGGTTTTATCCGTGGCCTGGACGGTGGTTTCGCGGGCTACCAGCGTGCGGGTTTCATCGTCGGCTGTGATTATCCGACTCATGGAGATTTCGCGGATGGTCTGGTCTGTCTGGCGTTCCCAGTCACCGGCGACGGTCACGCGCTGCGATACGCCGTCACGCTGTTGTTGCAGCTGTTCACCTGGCTTAACCGATGGCAGGTTTTGCCCCTGTGGCATACTTTGGCGCACGAACGGCTTGTCCGGGCGGCCATCGGTAAAGCCCACTTCCACCAGCGTGCCGGGCGGCGGAAATTGAAACATCCCGGATTCGCTTCCGGCCATCGGTACCGGTAGCGGCACGGCGGGATAAACCGGCGTATCGACTGCGGGGTTACCGTCTGCGTCAAGCAGCTGCAAATCGACGGCGTAGCGAGGGCGGAATGGGTCGGCAATATTTCCACTGCTGACGTCTTCACTCGGCGCCTCTACCCTGGCGAATTTTGGCAGATGCAGCCCGGAGGCGAGTTCCGGGAACGCGCCTTCTACCTGGCGTTGTACCGGCGTTTTTTGCAATGCCTGGCCGGTGGCTTTGTTGCGTGGTTGCCAGAAAATCGCCATATCGTCGTTATCAAGACGCACCTGATTCAGCCGCTGGCCGTTCACCTCGGCGCCGGGGCGTAAACTTTGGATCATGGGAACGGTCATGGAGTTGCCGCCCGCCGTTGCCTGGCTAAATTCACCGGGAATTTCTACCGGCTTACCCGCAAACATGCTGTGCTGGGCTGCGCCAACAAAGACGGCGCCGTCCGGCAGCTGGTACCAGAGGTAATCCGTGATGGAGAACGCACGGCCCAGATTTGCAAAAAGCTGGTACCCGGTGCCGCTGTGGGTGAAGTGGGGGATCGGCTTATCGGCATAGGCGGCGCCTGTCGGCGGTGCAACCGTTAACCCGCTCTGTTCACTAATCCAATCAGTAATCTGTCGAAGGGTCGGATGCTGGAATGAGCACGGCCACGGCTTATCAAAAATACCGATGAGTTCACGGACGAAAAGTCTTTGCGTGCCGTTCTCTGCGGGCTGCGACCTGACGACGTAACCGGTAAACCAGCGCAGGACAAGCCCGTCGTAGCCAATGTCTAAGCGCACCATTTTGCCGGTGTAATCATTATCAGTTTGGGCCGTGATAAATCCCCGACCGCACGCATTTATCTCGAGCATCAGAGTGACGTCGACCAGGTGCACGGTATCACTGGAAAGGTACAGGCGTTTTATTGGTTTCATGGCTCAGTTATCCCAGGGCATCATTCACAGGTTTTAAAACTTTCTGTTCAAACCAACTCATTTTGTCTTTGTCTTCATCTGCGGATGCCGAACCGTTCGCCCCTGCTACGCCGGTTTGCTTCGTGCTGGCCGTGGCGTTCGCCTTTCGTGCCTGGCGTTTTTCCGGGACGCTGCCTTTTTCGCGCAGGGTGAAACTGACCTGCCAGGCGAGAATGTCTTCCTGCGGTGTGGCATCAATTTGGCCGGTGAATGTGCCTTCGCGAAAGTTGATGGCCGTCGCCGTTTCGTTGGCGATTCGGTACGTTTTGAGGGCGCCGCTGGATTCGGTCGCCGAGGCAATTTGAAAAAGTCGCTGTAACACGGTCTGATTGTCGAAGGTGATCAGACCGGAGACGCGCAGCTCTTTGGCTTTAATACCTTGTTCGGCATTGGCCGTGCTGGACGTCTGCCCCGACTGGTCTTTTTCCTGAAACTGCATCGACGGCGAAACCAGCATGTTTTGCATCGCAATGCCTTCCCCATCAAGGGCGAGTAGCGCGGTCTGGCTCATGTAACATTTTCTCCAAATCGGCCAGGGAATCCCCGGTGAACATCATGGCGGCGGTATGCACGGCGGTAGTGAGCGGAATGTTTTTTAATATCTCGACGGCGCCGGTGTTGTGATTTCCGCTATGGGTAAAGGCCCACACTTTCGCGCTGGCTCCTTTGAGTTCTTCCAGTCCCTGACTCACGGCGGATAACAATCCGGCGCGGGCCTGGACAAAACCGGCCAGCTGTTGTTTCAATCCTGCTGTACTGCTGGTAACGGCGGCGGCCAGCTGCGCGGCGGCGACGCGCTGGGCGTTCACGGCGGCTCTGTTCGTCGGTACAGAAAGAGGCGCAGCGGCGGGCAGGGCGTTGGCTACTTTGGCAGGCAGCTGCATTTTTACGGCGCTTAACTCGGCAGCGGCTTTCGCCATTCTGCTGACCTGGGTAAATGCGGGCGCAGGAAAAACGGTGGCGAGACTGCTTAGTCCCTGCATAAATGCGTCATGCGTATTCTCGGCAATCATCAGGACGATCACATCGCCATTGCCCCCGCTGGATGCCAGTTTTTTTGCGAGGTAGCCCAGCGCATTGGCCGGGCTGAGATAACCGCCTGAGTCTGCCGATTGCCCCAGTCCATAAACCCACGGGTGCGCGGGTACCACGGCGCAGGACAGCGCTGCCATATCATCAGCTATCTGGATAATCGACTCTCGCCACATTACTGCGGTACCTCCGGCCAGGTGATATCCGGTGCGGTCGATAAATCCAGGCGGTTAAGAGCAACACGGTATTTTTTCCAGGCTTTAAGCGCCGCCAGTTCGTCATCTGTTGCATCGTCAACGTCAACGGCATCCTGTAGCGGTGTAATGGCCGTGTTGGCTTCGGCCAAAAGAGCATTGCGCTTAGCCGTCGCCTGCTCGATCAATTCATCGGATGTATATGTACGGCGAAAGATTTTTTTCCCATCAAACGCCCAATCACCATTAATGTCTAAACCAGCGGGTACTTTTGATACTTCGGACACCGAATTACCGACCGGCCAAAGTCTTGACACATCATAATCGAACGAAATGATGATGCCGTTTTCATCAAATACAAACTTAAGCGTTTTTTTACCGAAATTAGCTTGTGATTCATACCAATCCAAACCCGATTCGTCTTTTAAAAACAAAATTGATGAACCCGCAATCATCTTTGAATCGTAAAGTTGAAAATTCTTTAGAGTAATCATTATGCAAGGCCTATTGTCATCCAATTTCCGTTAATACAAACCTGCTCTGCGGCATAGAGAAGTCCCATATGCGCTACGTCAGAACTCCCGTTATTTCGGGCACCTATCACTACGCAGCCCGCTGGTACCTGCAAACCGCCCCCGACACCCCCAGACCATTGGGCGGAAGCTTGACGCTGCCCAGTAACAAAACTCTGACGGCACCAGTTGTAAATATCATTGCGTAAATCGCTATTCGCCCAATTGCGAGTTCCTGCAATTTCGTTTTGTAACTGCTCTCTGGTGGGCAGGACAACAACGGCATTGCTTGTTGAGTGACGCATATACGGGTCATTTGCATTGCCTGAAACAAATCCCGCTACGCTACACACATCTCGCGCGATGGCGTTTATAGCGTCCGGTGTTGGTTTGTAATTTGAGCTATAAGCTCGCACTGCCCCACCTGATTCGTACAAGCCTTGCCCCGCTACAACATTCCCTCCGGGGGCTGAGAATGTCCCGTCAGTAGGGTCAAAAAACCATTGCCGTGAAATGCCGCTGTCACCGATAACGTGAATGACAGCCTGCGCAAATTTGGCTGTACCAGAGGTTACAGCACCAAAACTTACCGCCGTGCCATAGCCATGGGTTGCGGTTTGCACGAGTCCTTTAATGATAGGCAGGTAATTACTGACACCTGCGGGGGCTTGGTAACCTATCGGGATAACGAATGGTGCTACCGGGTTGGTATATTGAGCGGCAAACCCACCCGCACCTTCCCATGTACCCTTCTTAATGCCGTAGTGAGCGGCGTTGTTCAAATATGCAACATCGCCGCCAGCCGTAGGAACCGCCCCGACATCTGACGGACTCGGTTTGTTTGCCTGGCAATAAATTTCATTCCAGCCAGACCAGGGGCCATCTATGCCGTTCCATGCTCCGGTGGCGTATCGGGTGAACTGCCGCCCGTTACTGTTAAAGGCAATTTGCTGCGTGGCATTCGGCCCCCAGGTAACGAAAATAACCCCGACAAAACCATTCATCGGATAGCCTTTTTCCGTCGTTGCTGCCGCAACGCCTGGCACGCCGTAATGCCCAAACATGGCACTGCCGCGAAGCGTGTTTGGTGAATCCGTCGCCGTTAAGTTTTCGCGAATTTTAAACGCCTTGGCGATTTCATCGGCCAACGCTTTTTCACTGGCGGCGCTTTGCGCTGCCGTCCATGCTCCTACGTCTGCGGCTGTCGGTTTATTGTTAGCGCTGTAGGTTGGCACCCAGTCTTTCCATGGACCATCTACGCCGTTCCAGTCACCGGACAATCCGCGATTCCAGATATTGCCGGTGAAAGTCACGTACATCTGCTGGCATCCGTAGGCGCTCGGCGTCACATACAGCGTCCCGGCAATAGCCTGCGGATAATGCAGCGCGGCGTTCGCGTTCACATTTTTAGGCTGCGAATAAATCGCCGTGCCTGAAATGCCGCTGGCAAAACCCAGCGTATTGATATCGGTGGTTGTCAAAATAGCCGTGGGTACGTTGACGGAATTGACCGCGCTTATTTGCACCCATTCACGCCATGGTCCATCGCTGCCATTCCAGGAGGCGTTCAGGGCACGCGTCCACACCATCCCGGTATTTTGTACGGTGTAACGCTGCAAAACTCCGCCCGTCCAGGAGGCGGGGATCACCTCCAACACTCCCGCCGCCTGCGAACCTGCCGGATAGCCATTCGCTACCGTGGCATTTGCGCCCGTGCTTTGTACATAAACACCAATATTTGCCAGATTCAGTGTGTTGATATTTGTCGTACCCAGCACGGCGGATGCTACAGGCAGCGCCCCGATGTCTGCGGCAGTCAGGTCAAAATCATTCGATAGGGCTTTCTTATTGATTTTGCGAGTTTTCGGCACGCCGTTTAAATTATTCAGCGCTATGGCTGGATCAGCGATATCGGTGAGGTTTTTATCCCTGCGCAGATATTGGCTGCTGCCCTTTGGACGTAAGTCTGTGATAACGCCGTTCGCGTCAATACTCGCCAGGGCAAAGACATAGTGCGCGATGCCGTTGGTGGTGTAGTCGGCAAGCGTGGCCGCGACGGTGAATTTAATGTCCGTTTTAAACGCGCTGGTCAGCGTGCCCTGGTAGCTGACGTCTGCCCAGACTTTGGTCGGCTTTGCCGACACGGCAACGTTTTGATTTGCCGCCAGCGCCGCGCGAAGCCCTCCTATGTACCCTAAACCCTTGGTCACAAAATACTGGGTGCCGGTTTTTGCCACTAAAAAGCCGTTATCAAAAAACGCACCGGCGCCGTAAATATCCAGCGCGTTCAGGCGATCGGCTTCATCCATCCCGGCCAGGCGGGCGGTAAAATCAATCTGCCACGTCTCTGCCGGGGTGGTGATGCTCGTCGCTGTCTGTGCGCCGCTGTATTCCATCAGCATTGAGCGCACCAGAACGTTGCCCTGTTGGCCGCTGGCATTTTTGACTTTGCGCTGCGTCGGGGCGTGAATAATCATGGCGAGCGTGCCGCTGGCCTTATTAACCAGCCCAATCCAATTGAAGTCGAAATCCCCCACGTCGGCGCCCAGCGTGACCGAATACACCACGGAGTTGGTATTCACTACACCGGTTTTGCCCACGGCCTGACGATAAACAATCTTATCGGCGGCGGGGATGCCTTCGGTGTTGCTGATAGGTTTTGTAACGTCCAGACCCGGCACGTTCGCAAAAATAAATTCGTCGAGCGTGACGGCTTTATTATCGACCGCTTGCTGCGCTTTCCACTGAGTAAACGCTTTGGTAATGACCGCTTGTGACATGTTATTCCCCTACAAACTCGCGCTATACGTTGCGCTTAATTCGGTGTTGATGTCGCCCAGGCTGGCTGGGTAACAAATATATTCACCCTGATACCAACCGATGTTGATATGCAGGGGCAGCGAGGTGATCACCTCAAACTGATAGCGTCGGCAGGTGCGGCCATATTTACGGATAATCTCTAAAAGAAGATCGCTGTTATCCGCAACCTGGCTATCAGTTACCCGCACGACGATGACGTCCCAGTCAAGCCCGTCCTGACGCTCCAGCAATTCGACATAGCCAATGCCCAGGCGGCTGAATATGGCGATAAACCCGGCAATCTCCCCGGCGTCTTGAGCATTGATAAAGGCGTAATTCACACGCTTGCGGTAGAGGCTCAACGGCTCCCCGTTAAACCGGGTGATGTCACGTTCCCAGGCAAGCAGGTTTAACAGCGGTTCGGCACAGGTGAGCGGGTCAAACTGTTTGAGCGGCCAGGTGACCCACTCGTAAACCTGTGACCAAAAGCGGACGCTTGCCCGGAGTAATTTCGCGGGTTCGCCTGCGTCCATCCATGACGGCAGTTTCAGGCTTTTAAGCTGGGTCAGGAAATCAGTCATTACGGATCTCCACGGTCAGCCCGGCCAGACGCGGGACGGAAAGTTCGCTGATAATGTCGGCCAGTGAAAAACTCAGCGAGTCGATAACCGGAAACGTTTTATGTAATTCGCGGCCCAGATTGGAAAAAGAGAAGCGAGCGTAAGGCCAGGTCTTTTTGACCTCATAGTTGGCATTTTCCCGAAAGGCGCAGCGGATCAAGTTGGTCACGCCGGATTGCAGTTCGGCAAGTTCTTCCGAAGTCATGTTCTCTTTACTCAGCACATACACCGTCACGGCCAGCGTGTGCGTCGTGTCAGGCATGGCGAAACACTGCAAATCATCGCCGTGGCCGTGGTGGCCCTGGCTGTTGATGTAGTCATTCACCGCGTCGATAAAGGGCTGCGACGTCTCGCCGCTGTCGAGCAGCAAATAGGCGTTGGCGGTACCGGGGCCGCGCGGGGCATCGTGTAAAAAGAAAATGCGGTCAACGCTCAGACCCACCACGCTGGCAATCATGCTGCGGTAAATGGCGTCCGTATGGTAGTTGCCCACCAGGTTAAACTGGTTGCGGGTTCGGTCGCGCAGCTCGTCGTCGGTTTCTTCATCAGCGCCCGGCGTGGTCAGCCAGTCATCTTCATTGACCACGCTGGCGATACCCGTTACGGCGATCGGCAAAATGCGGTAATAGCCCGGTGCGAGGTTGTAACCCGTTCCGTTACCCGTGGCGGTAACGTCGACTAAGCCGCTTTCAACACCGGCTGGCAGGGTAATGTCGCGGTTCACACTCAACCCATAAACCACGCCATTGATGCGCTCCGTCTGGATAAGCGTTCCCGCGTTAATGGTCACGGCATTGGCGGAGGTGGTTTTGTAAAAACGGATGATGCCCACCGCCGCGCTGGCCGGTTTGGCTTCGATGTTCACCGCCCAGGCAAGCAGGCGCAGCATCGGGCCGGTGGCCGTCGCGACAAACATATTGGTTAACACGACCTGGACTAACACGTCTTTCAGCCACAGCACCGGCGTGCTGACGATTTTTTGAATGAGCCGCCAGAACGGGGACATGCGCGACGTATTGGTCACATAATTTTCATCTTTTACGATGGCCTTAAACGCCGTGTCGATTTCGGCTTCGGTGGTCGGCATCCCGCTGTCGCGCAATACCTGCTCAAAATCAACGGTCGGTTTCTCAGTCATAGTTCATTCCCTGGCTAACCTGGCCGAAATCGTAGGTTTCAGCCGTGATGTAAAGGCGCGACAAGCTTTCTTCGGTGATCACAATCGTGCCGGGTATCAGGCGGGTGTCACTTTCTACCAGCAAGGTCAGCTGCGTGAGGACGTCGCCGCGCATGGTCGGGCTGCGTTCGCCTATCAGTTTGGCGGTGATGCCGCTTTCTAAGATGCTGTGAATAATGTCCTGGCCGATGCTGACGCGGTTGTTGCACCGCTGCGGCTCGTTGCCGCTGTCGAGCGTGAAATCACGGCCAGTAATCAGCAAATCAATGTAAATCGGGGCGTCGCTCATCCTGCGTTCATCTCCTGCCATTCGGCCAGCTGGCCGGGGGTAATGCCGTTCGGCGCGTTGATGTAGGTGTCACCCCACGTCTTGCGGCTGTCGACGACGGTTTTGCTGTCGGATTTAACCTGGCTCATTAGCCCTTCACGCGGGACGACTGAACCGACTTTGTTCCCAGATAATAGGTTTTCACCCCCGGCCAGCTTGGGCGGCTTGGCTCTGTCTGCGGTGGCCGCCGCCAGCGCAGGGGCGGGCAGTTCTGTGGGAAGCGGTGCCGACATCAGCGACGGCGCACGGACTGCCGGGACATTCACCTGCGGCAGCGTGGACACTGGCGGCGGCATACGTACGGCGGCAGACGGGACGGCCACCGGCTGCGGCGGCAGGCTGATACCCGGTGAGGGGACGGCGGCCGCTTGCGCGGGTACCTTTGCGTTCGTCGCCGGTGTCTCGACGGTTTTCAGGTCGATATCTACGCCGGGGATTTTGTTTAGCTTGTCGACTATCCAGTTGTAGGTTGCCGCAAAGGTATTTCTCAGCACGTCAAACAGCTTGTTAAACACGCTCCCGATGGCCTCGGAAAAGCCTTCGAACGCGGCGACCGGGGACAGGCCGGTAAAGAACTGCACCACGGCGTCCCAGCCCTGGGCGATGGCATCCCACACGACGGCAAAGACCTGGCCGACTTTTTCGGCTGTCTCCATCACCCAAGCAAACGCGGCGGTTTCCATCACGGCGGCTTTCAGCTCATCCCAGTGCGTGACCACGTACCAGATACCCACGGCCAGCGCGGCCAGTGCGGCAATGATTAAGGTGATCGGGCTGGTCAAAATCTGCATCGCCACCCCGGCGAACATCGTCGCGGCGCCGTAAATGCGCATAGCAATGGCCCCGGCTTTCAGGACGGCATTCCAGGCAAACAGGGCCACGCGGCAGACGCCCGTCCAGACCGCCAGTAATTTGGACTGGATCCACAGACCGGCCAGACCGATACGGGTAGTAATCAGGGAGGGGCGCAGTAAATTCAGCGTCCAGGTGAGCGCCTTCCAGGCGAGGCCCAGCACTTTGGCGATACCGGTCAGCCCCATCATGGTGAAGCCAAACACGCCCATCATGATGTTTGCAGCGGCGCCGACCAGGCCAAAGGACAACACGGCAAGCGTGATGTAACCCAGCCAGCGGGCGATGTTCGGGAACATATCCAGCCAGCGGGCAAACTTCGCGCCCACGTCGGCCACGCGGTTAATCAGCGGGGTGAGGATAGGGAGTAAGGTGTTACCAATGGCGACGCGAATCGCATAAAAAGACGCGGTGATCCGCTCCCAGGGTTTCGCCATTTTGGCGGCCATTTCCTCGGCCCGCTTCATGCCGTCATTGCGGCCCAGTGCGCTGATGCTCTTATTGAGAATGTTTTGCTGGCCGTACAGTTTTTTAATCACGTCGGCCCCGCCGCCGAACGCTGCGTCTAACGCCTGCTGGGCCTTGACGTTGCCTTCAATGCTCTGGCCGTATTTGTCTTGCAGCTTTTGCAGGATATCGCCCATTGGCAGCATCTTGCCGGTGGCGTCGACAAAGCTCATGCCCAGCTTTTCGGCAGCGGCGGGCGCACTGCGCAGGAACTGCTCATAAATGCCGCTGGATTCGGTGCCCAGCGTGCGCGACAAGGTGCCCAGCACGGCGAACTGTTCGTCCATGCTGACGCCAAAGTCAGCACCGGCGTTTTTGGTGCCTTCGATAAGCTCCTGCATGGTCTGCATTTTTACGCCAAAGTTTTGCACCATGTAGGCGGTTTTCCCCGCCAGTTCTTCGGCAAAACGCACGTGTCCCAGGCTGGACAGGTCGCTGTTAAAACGCGCGGCCATCGCGCTGATGTATTCCCCGGCTTCCTCGCCGCTGGCTTTAACCCCTGCGGCCAGTGTGTTGGCGGCCAGCGTGACGCGCGGCAAGTCCTGGTCAGCAAGCCCGGCCATTGCGCCTTTGATCGCATAGCTTGAATTGACCACGTCGACCGCGCTTTTGCCGTAGCGAATACTGAATTTCAGCGCCGAGCTGGACAGCTTATCGAGCGTGTCTTGTGCCACGCCTTTGGTACCAATCTCCGAAAGCGCCGCATTCATTTCATACGCTGGGCCGACTACGCCCTGGATAGACTGGGCTACCGCCCAGACGGCGGCGGCCCCGATACCGATTTTTTGAAATGACGCCTGCGATTTTTCGGCGAAGCCGGTCAGCGACGCCTGCGCGGTTTTTAACGGTCGCGTCAGTTTGTCGATTAGGCTCAATGTAAAATCTAAATGGCTCATCTCAATTTCCGTTTAAGGCTATCGCGATCCCCTCCGCCGTTTTATAGGCTTTGGTCTGCGCGAAATACTCATCAAGCCACAACGCGCGGGCGAGACTTTCTTCGGTATCGTCTTCGTGGGGCAGGTAATAGCGGCGCAACGTCAGGTACTGTTCCAGCGCATTGGCGCGGATGGCCGCTACCCGCGCCTTTAGTTTTTTATTTCAATCTCAACCTGCGGTGAATAAATCGAATTCACCTTCTCGGCGATTTGCAGCTCAACGCCCGGATAAGCATCAAGCAGGTCAGCAAGCTGCGTTTTACAGTCAGGCGATACGATGCGGCCCAGATAGGTGACCATGGGCGCCATTTTGTTGGTCTGGGTGACTTCATTCATCAGGCCATTAAACGCGGTCTTGTTTGGCTCGAAGGTCAGCGGGACACCGGCCACGGTCATGGTGATGGTTTTATTTTTTGGGATGCTCATTGTTCTAATTCCTTACGTTCTCGGATGATGCCCACCAGGGCGTTATGTCTTGCGGCGCAGTCGGTATACAGCTGAAAGTACCGTGTCAGCGCCGCGTTAAAGTCAGTGCCTGTTTTGCCCGCCAGTCGCGGCAGGTTGACCGGGCACAGGGTCAGCTGGTTTTCCTGATAGGGTTCGCTGGGCGCGTTCAACGCCCTGGTTGAACACCCGGACAGACTCATCAGTAGCGCAGACGTTGCTAAACACCGGCTTAATAATTTCCGTGCGGATTTCCCGCTCGGTGTGAATTTCATTGGCTTTTAGCTCCGCTAATTTGGCTTCCAGTACCTGCCCGGATTGCCGGGTCGCTTCGGTGACAATCACGCGGGTTTTCTCCGCCGACTGACTGGCCGCCAGCTCTAACTTTGCGTTGTGCCAGCCGTGGGCAATCCAGCCGATGTAAAACACGGCGGCGAAAACCAGCATTTGCCCCCACAGCGCACGCATTAGCGCACCCCGTTATGTTCAAGGCTGAAATGGTTGCCGTCCGGGTTGGTCTTGAAGCGACCGCCCCAGCTCCCGCCCAGGCTTTCCCAATACTCGCCCAGCGGCGTGAATGCGCGGCTGTCGGTCTGCCAGACGTCGCCGATAAACAGATTAAAATCCACGGCCAGACGCAGGGTGTGCAGGCTGTTGGCGATACCGGCGCCGCTTTTGGCGTTCAGCTTTGCCTGTTCCGGCGTGCGGTAGGCTTCGCCGAACGTCAGGGCGTAGCCGTTGGCATCGGCCCAGGCGATCAACTTGCCCACCATGCGGGTGAACTGCTGTTGTTTCTGGCTCAGTGTCATGGGTTCTCGCCCCTCTTCTTAGCCAGCCGGTGGTCTAGCCAGCGTTTGAAATACTCTTCGATGATCGCGCTGCCTAAAATGCCCAGACCGCACGCGATGCCAATCACCGCCAGTTCAGGCATGTTTTCGAATTGCAGCAGGGCAATCCCGGCAATTGGTGCGACCGCCGACCCTAAAATTATCCGGCCCAGCAAGGTGCGCACCGTAATGCGCTCGTTGCTGACCATGAGTTGCCCCAGCCCAATGACCGCGCCAATTAACAGAAGCTTGGTCAGGAGTGAGGTTTCACCGTTTGGCATTGCGTTATCCTTTCAAGTCGCGCGTGTCGCGGGCTGACAGATAAGGCACGCCGTCGATCGCGACAAAGTCCGGGCTGGTGACCATGAATTTGATTTTCTTCGTGGTCTTGCTGGCCTCAGATGGTGCGATGTTGACCAGGTCGGACAGCGTCGGGACGCAGCCAAACACCTCGATTTTTTCCTCTTCGTCGCCCGCGTTGGCGTAGAACAAGAAGTCTTTTTCCGCGATGTCACGCCATGAACCCGCCGCGCGGGCCACGGCGGTGAATTTCTTGAAGTTCAGCGAATCGACTTCGATTTCGACGTCTGCCGTGACTGACCCTTTGACGTGGCCGTTGGGTACGCCGCGCGTTTGCACGGCGGTGCTGTTGTCGGTGATGGTCACCGTGGCGTTTTCGACGTGGATCATGACGCTGTCATAGTTCACGTCGAACGAACCGCCGCTAATGCGTTCTGTCATGGGTTAGCTCTCCAGTGAGGTGTCGAGTTCGATACTCACGCCGATTTCTTTCGCGCTTTCGTACGGTCGCACCACGATAAAAATTTGCACCTTGACGCTGCTCGACCAGGTGATGCTGATGTCTCCGTCTTTCGGCGGTTTGACTTCGCCCGGAAACTCCACCCCGTTGATTTGGGTGGTGATCGCCATATCGCGCAGCGGCTTGCCGAAGTACGTCACGTGGGCGGCGATGCTGCCCGGCGTGCTGTTGAGCGAACGGTCGGCGATTTTCGGGATAGCCCGCAAACGCACCTTGCGAGACGCTTTATCGACGATGCGCACGTTTTCAATGGTCTGGTAGTCGCCGCCTTCCACGTCCAGCGTGCGACCGTCCGACCAGTAAATGCCGTCGAAATCGTGGTACCACATCGGCACGCTGAACCGATTGGCTTCCAACGCTTGAAGCACGGCCAAATCAATCTCTACGCCGGTGCCGTCTTTGGGCAGGCTGTCGCTGCCGAGCGCGGTCACCGCACCCGTCGCCACGCGGGCGGGGCTGTCGGCGATGGTCACCGAACGGTTGCACAGGCGACCAGCAAGAACGCCGGGTTCACTCCCCCACAGGCGCGGTACCAGCTGGACGCCGGGAGAGGCGATCCCCTCTTGCAGCAAGGCCATGCGGGTGAGGTAGTCGGCCCACGTTTCTGCCGACTGCGGCCCGCCCACGGACAGCACGAACCACACGAACCGCCCGTATTTGGCTTGCAGGGTGGATCGCATTTCCGTGGCCCGGTTGATGGTGGCTGGTGTTTCGGTATCGAATGCCAGGACAACGCCTTCGACCGATGCCACGTTCTGCCCGGCCTGAATAGCGGCCATCCAGTCGGCATCCGGCGTGTAGTCTTCTGCCTCGGTATCGGGTGCCGCCAGTACGTGAACGAAGGCGAACCAGTTTTGACCGGCGTTGTTCGCAGCGGCGGCAACCAGCGATTTCAGCAGGCTGGCGTTATCGCCCAGGGCTTTATCCAGATCGCTGCCGGTGTTTAACGCCTGGGTTTTCCCGACGTTGGTTGTGCCGTAGCCGACATACAGGACGACGCGCTCGACGTCGGTCGTGGTGCCGTTGAAGCGGTTAATCTGACTGACGTTGACATTAGGCCAGGTCATGATGGTTACTCCGTGATGTCCTGCGCGTTGACGTCCCAGCCGAAGCCGATCGCCTGCAATTGCCGCGCAAGTATTTTGTTGAATTCATCGTTGCTTACGCCCAAAAACACGCGGGCCGGCAAGTCGATTGTCCAGGTGCGTTTGGGAGGCACCCCTCCCAGCTCTTTAATTACTAGTCCAGCCTGGGCACGGCTCATGCTCTCGATGATTTTTTTGGTTGATGGTTTAACCATCCTTTTTCCCTGACGGATTTTGTAGCCCAGCGCGCGCAGTTTTTTAGCCTGTCGTATCAGTGCGGGCTGGTTGGCCTGCGGCTTTCGCGGGGCCTTATCGGCGTTCATGGTGGTACGGCTGCCGTTTTGCTGCGCGGCCCCGACCACGCCCGCCGCAATGGGCTTCGTCCCGTTGCGGTAATTCCCACCCTTGAGGTAAATCCTCACCCCCTGGATTTCGGGCATTTCACGCACGGCCAGCAGCTTGGGCAGGCCGCGCAGCATCTTGCCCTTGCCGCGTTTTCGTGGTGACCAGGGCGAGCCGTCCGGCGCAGCCTGTTGCCGCTGGTTACGTTTGGCCGCCACGATGATGCCGAGTTTGGCGATTCGCCATAAAAGGCGCTGGCGTTTCTTCGGCGGTAAATCAGCGGCGGCCAGCGCCGCACGCAGGTTTTGCAACTGACGCTTGTTCAGTTCACCGTAAACAACGGTGTCGCTTCTGCTCACGCATCCCCCGCGTGCTGCGTCACTATCTCGGCCTCTGTCGCTGTCCAGACTTCGGCGCCGACCAGCTCCCAGCGCTCACCCTTGAACGGTATCGCGCCGGTGTTGCTGGGTTTGATGATGATCGGGTCAGCCAGGGCGACCACGATGTCCAAAATGCACGAACCTTCATCGTCAAACTCCGGGTCGACCGTGGGGTCGGGAAGATTTAACTGTCCGTGCAGTTCGTTGGCGTACTCATCAATCCACGCCAACACCAGGGCATACACCACGCCGGGCGAAAAACGCCGGTAAGGGAAGTTGTCCCAGGATAAATGCGCGTTGTATCGCAATATCCCGATGCGCCTTTGCCCCAGTCCCAGCGCTTTGGCGTTGCGGCTGATCTCGCAATCGTCCATCGCGCTTTCAAACATCTGCATGGCTTCCGGGGGCAGGTTCGCGGTAATGAATGCGGTCAGGCTCTCCAACTGGCTCATATCAGATGCACCCCGACGCGCGGCAGCTGCAACATGTTGCGCATGACGTAAGCCGCCTCGGCCAGCAGGTTGGCGCGGGTGTCGGTGCTTTCCTGTCCCGGATGCGATTCACGGCGCCCGATGGTGGCGAACTCCCCCAGCAAATCAGCTTTCGCCCTGGCATAGACGGCCTTTTTGTACTGCGCCGTCAGCTGGTTTTCATCGCCCAGCGTTGCACCGGGCACGTCCTTAGCTTTCGCGTTTCCCTTGCCTGTCCAGTAGGTGACCACGTCGCCCAGCGTGTCGTTGACCTCAGCAATGGCGGCCAGTACCGCCACGCCTGCAATCTCTGGCGGCAGGTCGGCGGGCAGGGTGCGCGATTTCTGAAACTCGGCGAGGTTCAAATCGGGCCAGAACGCCACGCCGTTGGTGATCGTGTCGTTCTGATACGTCACCGGCGTGCCGCTGATGCTGAAACTTGGGGCGCTCATCGGGTACACCTCTAAAAATGTGAGAAGCGGGCTAACGGTTTCCACGGCCAAAAAGCTTTACGGGCTTTATGCCTCCACCGCGCCCGCCCCGGCTAGCGGTAGTCGTTACTGCGCGACCAGGCTGTTAATGCGGGCCTGAATTTTCACGCGCATGGTTTTTACACCGGCGTTTCGGTTGAACTTTTCCGCCTGGGCGAGCAGAGAGTCGGCCTGTTCCAGCGTGTCGACGTCTTCCACGGCGGTGGCTCGCGGGGTGCCGTTCTCGTCGCGCAGCATGTACAGCCCGGCGAACTTGAACCATTTGGCGTTGATGTCTTCATGCAACCGCCACTTGTCGCGGATGTTGTTAAACGTCCGGGTGAAGTAGGGTTCCAGGCTGTGACCGGCCTCTGCCTCGGTGATGGCCCATTCCATAACGGTATCGGCCACGAACGCCGGTAAGGTGCTTCTGAAGTTGTCAGGCATGGCCTGACCTTCGGCGATGGCCGCGTCTGCCCAGTCGAGCGCCTTCTCCATTTCCCCGGTGTCAAACAGCCAGATGACGCAATACGCCAGGGCCGGATTTGCATAACGCTTATCACCGGCGAGGTAGGCTTCGACGGTCGGCAACCAGCGCGGCAGCAGGTGATCGCGCTTGAACTCGATGCGGTCTTCCGTGCGCGGCAGGCTGCGCAGCTGCGTGACGTCGCTTTGCAGTTCCAGCTTTTGCAGGTGGAAACTGACCGGCGAGGCGGTGAGCGCTTCGCGGTTGTCCAGCGCTTTGGCGGCCTTAACCTGCGCACGGTGGCGTTGACACGGGGACATGGCCATCGCGTTACTCTCCGTTGTTTTCTGGTGGGGTGACCGGTTCCGCCAACGTGATTTTGTCGAAGGCGGCATACAGTTCATCGTGCTCTACGGCGTAACCTTCCATGCGCAGATAGCTGTTTTCGAACTGCTTGCGGTCGTCGCTCCAGTCGGCTTTACGCTTGCGGGTACCGCCCTGCGTATAGATATGCAGGTTATCCAGCGTGGTGATGATCAAACGGCCTTCCGGCATAAACGGCGGGGTGTGTACGTCCATCCCCGCAATTTTGCGGTTCATCAGCTGCGCGGCCACTTTCTCAGTCGGACGGTCGACCATGTTCATCATGGTGGTGGCGTCTTTACCGATAAGGTCACCGGAAATCAGCACGCAGAGGCGCGGATCATTGCGGTACTGTTCCAGAATGCAGGCGTGAAGCAGGTCAGTGACCGCCGCGTCTAAGGACACGAAATCGGCGCCGGTGCCGCCCAGGGTGACGGTGTCGGCAATAATCTGGGCCGGTGTGCGGTCTTTGACGATTTTGTGCCAGCCGATGTTGACGTCTTCGCCGTTCGGGTTTGCGTCCGGGTCAGTCGTTTCTGCAACGCTCACACCGTTAAAGGCGACGCGCAACATGTCGAGGGCAAAGGATTCATTGCTGAATGCCTGGATGCGCTGGAAGAATTCGTCTTCGCTGCCGGAGTTTGCCCAGTTGGTCAGGGTGTTGTAATCCAGATACGAGCCGGAATCCGTTTCTGCGAGTTTGTATTCGTTACCGTCTACGCCCAGCGGACGGCTAAAACGGCCATTTTTCTTACGACCGGTATAAATGCCCGGCTTACCGGTGCTGATTACCTGGCCGGTGGTCTGGCTGACGTCGGTGACGTTAATCAGGCGCAGGAAATCCGAGCGCTCAAGCAGGGCATCGCGCAGGGCGGTTTCTTTTGGCGGGGTGATCGCGAAAAACTTCGCGGTATCACGCACGCCGTAAGAACGAGCCAGGGCAGCGGTGAACTTGATCAAACGTTCTTCGGCCTGGGATGATAATTGTTGGCTTTGGTGCATGGTGTTTTCCTTAAAAAACTGACGCGTTAACGCAATAAACGGGCGCTTACACTAATTCGCGGGGTTTATCGCTGCCGCCTGGTGCGCGGTTAGGGCGTTGCGTGCCGCCATTTTCTTGGGCTGAAAGCTTGGTCATGACGTCAGACAGTTGAGCGGTCAGTTGAGTAAACGCGTCGCCGTTGGTTTTCTTACCTGGGCGGCGGGCACTAAACTGGCGACGTTCACGACGGGCCGTTCGTGCCGGTTTGGAACCGACGTTAAACGCCTTCATGGCTTTCACCAGGTTGGCTTTTGCGACGGTAAATTCAGCCGCTTTGACTTCGTCGTCCGGGTTTTCGGCAACGTCTGCGGCAATTTCGGCGACTTGGTCGGCGGCCTCAGCGATATCCGTTGCGATATCCGCTACGGCGTCGGCGGCCTGGTCTGTGTTATCTACTTGCGGATCGTCGCCGGTGCTGGCATCGCTCATGTCGGTGAGCATTTGCATCATTTGCTGCAAGAGGGCTTTTAACTCATCCATCTTTTGTTCCTCGCCCTCGTTGGGCTTGTTGGTTTCAGTGTCGGTATTGGGTTCTGGCGTTGGCGTAAACTCTTTGCGGGAGGAAAACAACTTCGCCCACAAAGAGGATTCTTTCTTTTCAGCCTTATTATTTTTTAAGGTGCCGAGGCTGAACGTTTCTAAACTTCCTCGCGCGGCGTCTTTTTCTTCGCCCGCTAAAATGAACTTTAATTTTTCCGTTCCCAGACTGGCGGGAATATCTGTTACAGCAAGGCCGAATAAATATTCTTTGCCACTGCCCGCGAAATCAGAAATAAACTCAGCTGAGGTAAATAACTTTTGCCCCATCCGGTTGGCGTCGATTAAAAACTGATTCGGAATGAGCTGGGCATAAAGCTTGGTGACGTCGCCCTCGGTTTCCACTTTCAGCGCGTCCACCTCGCCCAGGTTGCAGGTGAATTCGCGTTCGCCTAAATCATACTGCGGGTGGTGCGGCCAAATCATGGCGGTGTACGTATTACGGGTGTAAGTTTCTGCCGCATCATTCAGCCATTGCGCTTCAATGACGCGACCGTCTACAGCCTTGCCCGACGTGGCAATACAAAGCCATTCAGTACGGTAATTAGGTTGCGGCATAACTGACCTTAATAGTTAATAAATTTATCAGACGGTATTCTGTGGAGGGCAGTATTACGAATTGAGGAATAACGCGCACCCGCTTTATTTCGGGTGCATTCGGATATAAGGCGTTAACCTACTATTGCCGATATTTAATGATAAATTGCTTTGTTTTATCCCGTCATAATAGCCGCATGGCTAAATATTCAGATGAAATAAAAGAGGCCGCCCGCGCTTTATATATTAAACGCTGGCAGCCGAAAGACATCGCGCAGGAATTAAACCTCCCGCCGCGTACCATTTACCATTGGGCGGACGTCGGCCAGTGGGCATCCCTGCTGCCGGTCGAATCCGTCGAGCATGTGATCGCCCGGCGCATTGACCAGCTGACGCGCCGGGAGAAAAAAACCTCCCTGGAACTGGAAGAACTCCGCGACCTGGTCGCCCAGCACGTAAAGCTGATGGCCCAACACAATAAGCACGCCGAGAAGATGGCCGAGATTAAGGCCAAAAGCACGGCGAGCTATGAGGGCGGACACGGCCCGGACGGTGAACCAGAAGAAGGGCGCAAACGCCGCTATAAGAAAAACGACGTGTCCGGCATCACGGCGGAAATGCTCGACGAGTGGGCACGTGAACATCTGTTCGACTACCAGCTGCATTGCCGTGAGCACAAGGATGAAGACTGGCGGTTTATCCTGAAAAGCCGCCAGGTAGGCATGACCTACTATTTTGCCTGGGAAGCCTTCGAAGACGCGGTTATCAGTGGCGACAATCAGGTCTTTTTCTCGGCCTCACGCGCACAGTCCGAAATCTTCCGCGAATACATCGTCCAGATTGCGCAGCAACATTTCGGCGTGACGCTGACCGGGAAAAATATCCGACTCAGCAACGGCGCCGTTCTGCGGTTTTTGTCTACCAATGCCAGCACGGCGCAGGGCTTTAACGGCCACCTGTACGGTGACGAGGTGTTTTGGATCCCGAAATTCACCCGCCTGCACGAAGTGGCGTCAGCCATGGCGACGCATAACAAATTTCGCACGACCTATTTTTCAACGCCCAGCGCGAAGACTCACCAGGCCTATACCGTGTGGACGGGGGAGGCGTGGAGCGAGGACGACCCGACACGCAAAGGTAAGGTCTTTCCCAAAGAGAAGGCATTGCGCGAAGCGGGCATCCGCTGCCCGGATGAAATCTGGCGTTACATCATCACCATGGAAGACGCCATCGAAGGCGGACTCGCCGCCCTGGTCGACATTGAGCGCCTGCGCAATAAATACAATCCGACCGCCTTCGCCATGCTTTACATGTGCCAGTTCGTCGACAGTAAGGACGCCGTGTTCAAGCTGGCCGCCCTGGTGGCGTGTGAAGTGGATGCGGGAACCTGGGGAGACTACGACACGACCGCCGCCCGGCCATTTGGAAACCGTGAGGTGTGGGCCGGTTTTGACCCGTCGCGGTCGGGGGACAATTCCACCTTTGTGATAGTGGCCCCGCCGATACACGACGGCGAGCGCTTCCGCGTTCTCGCCATTTACCAATGGCAGGGGCTTAATTTCAGCTGGCAGGCCGAGCAGATCAAACAGCTGATGCGCCGGTTTAACATCACCTATATCGGCATCGATACGACCGGCATCGGTAAAGGGGTGTATGACCTGGTGACGAAGTTTGCCCCGCGTGAAGCCCACGCCATTTTGTACAGCGTCGAGAGTAAAAACCGTCTGGTGATGAAGATGATCGACGTGGTGGAACGTAAGCGCATCGAGTGGGCCAAAGATGCCCAGGACGAAACGAATAATGAACGCGCCGAAATCCCGGCCAGTTTCATGGCTATACGCCGGACGACAACGGCCAGCGGCAACGCGCTGACGTTCGTCGCCGAACGCTCGGACGCCACCGGACACGCGGACGTGTTCTTCGCCATTTCTCACGCCGTGATAAATGAACCAATCGACTACGAATTTGACCGCCCGTCTACCTGGGCCTTTGGACAAGCAGCATGACAACGAAACAGCGTAAGCAAAAAAAACAGTACGGCGCCGCAGCTGCGCGACCGAAAACATTTTCCCCGATGGCTGGTAAGGGCAGCGTTATCACATTCGGCGAACCGGAGCCCATTCTCACGACGGGCACGGATTACCTGAATATATGGTATGACAATGCCTATGATCATTGGAGTTTGCCAATTGACCGCATGGCCCTGGCACAGCTGCCGAACCTTAACGGACAGCACGGCGGCGTACTGTATGCACGGCGTAACATGGTGGCCGGTGGCTATCTGGGCGGCGGGTTGTCCAGTGACCAGGTCGAACAAATGGCTTTCGACTACCTGACCTTCGGGGACGTGGCGGTCTTGAAAATTCGTAACGTCTTCGGGGAGGTGATCGACCTGCTGCCGTTGCCGTCGCTGTATCTGCGTTGCCGAAAAACGGGGGAGTTTGCTGTATTGCAGGAGGGGCCACCGCTGGTATACGACCCGCGTGACGTGGTGTTCTTCAAAATGTATGACCCACGCCAACAGGTTTATGGACTGCCGGACTACATCGGCGGCATTCATTCGGTGTTACTCAACAGTGAGGCGACGATTTTCAGGCGTCGTTACTACAACAACGGCGCACACATGGGCTTTATTCTCTATGCCAATGACCCGAACATCACCGGCGAAGTGGAAGCCGAAATCAAAACGAAGATTGAGCAGTCCAAAGGGCTGGGCAACTTTCGCAATATGTTTATCAATATCCCGAAAGGTGACCCGGAGGGCGTGAAGTTAATCCCGGTCGGCGAAGTCAGCGCGAAAGATGAATTCGCCAACATTAAGGGCATCACCGCACAGGACGTTTTCACCGCCCACCGGTTCCCCGCTGGCCTGGCCGGTATCATTCCGACCAATGGCGCGGTCATGGGAAACCCGGAAACCGCCCGCGCGACCTACCGCAAAGACGAGGTGATCCCATTGCAGCGCAAATTTATGAACGGCATCAACAACGACCCGGAAATTCCTCCACGTCTGCATCTCAATTTTGACGTTGAAATTCCGGTAATTAGCGAGGGTAAGGGCGAAAAATGAGCGCAAATAAGCTAAAATCAGGCTCATTATTGGCACTGGCGTGCGGGGGCGGAATCATGCGCATCTTTAAAATTAATTGTCCTGAGTGTGGATCACCGGCCACCATTCGTAAATCGGACTGGAAAGACAAGAAACTGGCGGATTTATACTGCGCCTGTTCAGAAGTTGAGTGCGGCCATACGTTCGTTTTTAACGCGACGTTCTCACACTCACTGAGTCCCAGCGGGCTGACCGGTAACAAGCTGGTCAAATTCCTGATTGACCAGCTGAAACCGGACGAACGTCAGTTCGCGTTGAACCTACTGTCCGGCCAGGCTGGATAAAAGAAACCCCGCTTAGGCGGGGTTTTTGTTGAGTACCTTCTGTTTTTCTTCGATAAATCTTCGCAATCTGGCGGTTCTCTCCTCCCGTATTAATCCCTCGCAACGTTCCGGCGCCGGGCCCACGGCAAATAATGTGCCGTCAGCCGTGCCGATGTAACGCCGCCCGTCAATAATCCATTCCGCGCCGAGGGCCAGTGACATGGCCGCAGACATATCGAGGGCAATTCCGGCTGTTTCTGCAAAATCGATAAGCCGCAATGCTGTATTTCGGGCGTGAGTATCCCGCACCTGGGGTACTGATGCCTTCTCCGGTAAGGAATTTTGAGGTGTTTTTGGGGTAACCGGTGGGTTTCTCAGCCTTCGCAATAGGCCCCGACGTTCCTGGTCTGTTAACCGGTCAAAATCTATGCCAACACCCCCGACAAAACTGTCATCAACTCCGGCATTTTCGTTTAAATTTTCGTCTGCCGTAGAGTTATTGACAGAACTCCAAGGGACGGCGGGGCCGTCCAGTAAGGTCAAAACCTCCGGGGTTTCGCGTGCGTCTTCGGCTTGCGGCGTCTTGAGTTTGGCGACAATCGTCCATGTTTTAAGACGGGTACAAACGCGGGAATCCTCGCCCAGACGGGGCGAGAAAACACCGAAAATCTTTTCTACGATTTCGCCGTAAGCGTTCGGCTTGTCAGCGTCATGGTAAGCCAGGCGCACAGCATAATTTTCGCGGGGAATGAGCACGCCGCCCTGTTTCATTATGTAGGTTGCAAAACATCCGGCATCCGCCGCAGCCATAACCGCGTCCATTTCTGGATCAGATAACAGGCGCTGGCCGCGCTTATATCCGCGCGACTTAATCAGTTCAGCTTGCAGGGCATTATTGAGTTTGCGCAGTTCCCGCCAGACCGTCACCGGTGGCGTGCCGATTGGCTGGTACTGGCGGATGCGGTGACGGGATGCCCAGGCCATTGCCAGGCGTGCGGTTTCTTTCAACGGCTTGCCGGTTTCGTGGTCTTTCTCGCCGTCCAGGGCGTAGCCGTCGATATTCTTCGAAATGTATTTCGCAATGTAGGCGGTCGCGCTGCCTTTCTTCGGGTCTAAGCGTTTAGCCGTAAAGCGGGCGCCGGTGCGTTTGCCCAGCTCGGCGCGGTCTTCTTTGACGGCATAGCTGCGCATGATGCTGGTGATCGCGTTACGTTCTTCCGGGCGCATAAATAGCAAAAGATGCCAATGCGGCGTTTCGTCGTGGTGTGGCTCGGCAACGCGGAAACCGTAAACCCGCAAGCCTTCCCGGCCCAGCTTTGAGCCGATGCGCTCCCAAAGATTAGTCAGGTATTTTTGCGCCTGCTTAACGTCGCTGTGGTTCCACTTAGGGTTCGCGTGACCGCTGGCGTTCGTGGCGTGGTACTTCGACGGGCAGGTGATGGTATAGAAAACGCCGACGTCGCCACGTGATTGAGCGACAAATTCTATGCCTTTCATACGGGCCATCAGTTCGTGACGACGGATCGCCGGATTACTGATACTGGCATCAACCATGGATTCCAGAGAAACGCGGTTTCCTTCCTCGTCAGCAAGTTCGTGAGATTTGAAGAATTCGCGGTTCTTCCGGCGCTGTTCCAGCCAGTCGGCCAGGGCGTCGCGGCTGATGTAGGGAGTGGCCCGCTTGTGGACGTTACCGATAGCGCGGAGTTGGTTCTCCCGCCAGTCGCCGCGCAGCCGCCACAATTGGCGCTCCCACCAGTCAGGGTTAATCATGCGGGCCATTGCTGACACAAAAACCGCCCGGTCGAGCGGTTCAGGCGGCAATTCCACCGGATTGAATAACGGGCTGATTACCTTCCAGAACGGTGGCCGCACGCGCAGCGCGTGAACCTCCACGGCCATATGACGATAAATAAATAACAGTTCCGCGTCAGGCAGGGCGGCGGCGTTTCCGCCTCGTTCGTCGATCGCCGTCGTGAACATTTCATTCAGACGCCCGGCGATTTCGTTACCAAGCGTTTTGACGCGGGATTTGGAGAACTCAGCCAGGTGGCAATATGACGGGCGATAATAGGCGATGAATTCAGAATCGTGGCCGGTGCTGACGCCGTGGTATTTACGGACAGTATCCAGGCGCAACAATGCATTCTTAATGGTACCCATCAAAAACGCATTGGTGTGCTTAGTCCCGCGATTATCGCGAAGCCAGGCTATTTTTTTCTCAAACGGGGCGCGGATAAAAAACGGTTGGTCATGGAACCGCGCTTCGACACCTTCCGGTGATTCTGACCACGTCGCCTGGGCACGTTCAAAGGCGCTGCGTTCGGCAGCTGCGCGGGCTTGAAGAAGGTCACGCAATACCGTGCTGATTTCGTCAGATTCGTGAATGCCGTTTTTTGACAGGCGTTTGAGGTGAGCAACAACGGCGGGGTGCTGTTCAACCGGCAGCGCAGCAACAACCGGCGCCGGTGTTTTGTCGACGCCAATCGCTTTTAAAGGGTCATTCCACGAATAAACCCCAGCGAACGTGTCAGCGTTGCCGGGGTATGGTGGTGGGGGAGTTGGGGCCACGCGGCCCCGCAAGGTTTCGGACATCTAACCGGCAGCCTCAGAACTACCCATTGATAAAAGCGGGATTGAACTCTGGTTCTCAATGGCATGAGCTACGGCGGATTTATCAGCGAAGAAATCCCCGATGCGTTTTGAAGTGGCCGAAAGGTTGAGCAACAAACCATAGAAAAAGGCGGCGGCTTCTTCGGTGTAAGGCATGGTTTGCGCGGTCATATGGGCGGGTGGCACCATGTGCGAAAAATCGTTAAGTCGGTGAGCAACGTTGTATTTTTGGCGGTCGCTAAATTTTTCCGACCGTGTCAAATGGACTTCTTTTTCAGTCACACCCCGCGCATTCTTATGTAGCTGTTTAACGACGACTTTCGCATACAGACCCAGCGAGTAAATATTCCCAGAGTAACCAGAAAATCGGGCCGTTTTATTCCACTGGCCGTTATGGTCAGCATCGGCTGCACTTCCATTGGCTGCAATCGTTCCGTCGCGGTTTTCCCACCAGTGGCAAGTCGTTTCAAAGAAATACGTAATAAACATCTGTTCTTCGATTTCGGTCGCGAGAATATTTTTAATCGCCTGGGTGATCGCATCCCTTGCGGCGGTCATGGTCATGGATGTGACTGTGTAACCCTCAATGCCTAACCCTCGCTTTTCGCGGACTACATGAGCGAAAACTCCCGGTGGATTCAGAAGGAGTATTTGGTCGTGCAATTCCTCGTTGATGGTCAGCTCAAATTCCCCAGAATGCGCGTCAACCTTAGCCCGGCATGAAATGGCGTATTTGTCAGTTGCTGATTTCTCAAAAAATTTAACGTCTGGGAGTTTCGGCATTATTCAGCCCCTTTATCGATATTTAAAAAAGCATGAATAAACGCCCTCTCAACATCCCTGTAATATTTCATTGGTTGAAATGTCCCATCAAACCAATAATTAGCGGAGGTTATATCGGGAATTGTTTCGAGTACTTCTGAAGGTGCGACGCGCTGGGGGTGGGAAATATGACTTTCTTTTTGAAATGCCTCCGCTATCCGCTGCTTTTCATCACGTTCTGAGGCCAGTTTTTTAACCGCTGCTATGGCGGTGACGGTCATTCGCTCTGCATCGGCAGCGTTGATAATGTCGGCGGTACCATCAGCACCCATGATCGCGAAAATCAGTGAATCCCAATGCACTTCATAACTGTTGGAAGCTGTAGCCAAATTTTGATTTTTGGCTGTTAACGCGGCAATCTCGCCCGCTTGATTAATAATGGTACGGCTTATTTCATTACAAAAGTGTCGAGCAGCGATACAACCAATAGGGGCTAGCCCCAGAGAAAGTTCTTTAATCAGCTCAACTGATTTCAGAGTGATACTTAATTTAGCCTGTTTTGACGTCGTCATTATTTAGTTCCTTATGCTGTTTTTTAGATGCAGAAAGCCCGACGCAGTAGCGCCTGTTTAAAAAACTGGTTGGTTTAAATGTCTAGAATTCGGTCAGATGCCGAAATGTAATTAGGCAGTGAGCGGCCCCATTTGGACAGGCTGTTCATTGCGTCGATTATCATTTCCCGCTGGTATTCGCTGAAATCTTCGAAAGGTTTTCCGATATCAGACGGGATGAATAGTTTGGGTGTACGGCGATTCGATAACGTCAACACAACGAATTTGAAATCATCACTGGCCGTATTAAACCGGCGCAACGCAATATTTTCATGACGTTTAAAAAGCTTGCGGGCAGTTATCTGAAATTCTTTAAACGGTAACGGCGCAACATGCTGATTATTTGGAACCTGCATAAATCCCCCTGCGAATTAACTACGCGAAAATACCCATCAGTCTGGCGAACCAACGGCGTTTATTTCGTGGGCGGGACATGAACGGCAGACGGCGACCGTTAACGAATTGCACGTCGGTGACTTTGGGCTGAAAAAAACGACCGTCCGGGGTTTCAATCCATCCGCGCTGGTGAGCGCGGTGCGTAACCTGCTGGCCGTGGGTCAGCATATTAGCCAGAGATGGGCACTGGATTGTTGTCATGATTAAGCCTCGTCGAAAATAATGGTGAAAGGTTCGGGCATTTTGTGGGTCTTGCTCCAAAGTTCGGCTGTAGCGTTAAGTTTGATCGCTTCATTGCTTCCCGCATAAGCCGCAGCTCCGGCAATTTCTCGCAGCTTTTCACAGGCCCAATAGATTTCGCTTTCTGAATGTGCCGGCGCTTTGGCGGTCGCAGCTAACTGGCGGCGTTCGTACATGTTCAGAACTCTGTTACCCGCTGCCAAAAATGGTGTACGCATGCTGATCTCCATCAAATTGAAAGGGTGCCGGGGTACAGCTCCACGCCCGGCGCGTGCCCCCTGTGATAACATCGCTATACCTGTGAAACTTTGAGCAGTGAATCAGGCGCAACATTTACCAACACAGAAGGAGTTGTAATGAAATTCAATGTATTTTTTAAAAAAGACCATGGAGCACATTGGGTGCTTTCGAATGGATCAGCGATATTTGAAAGCTTTTTATTTAAAACAATGACAGATGCTATGGATAACCTTGAGGAGTTTGTCACACTGATGCAGTCACCAGTACTCAGTGGCTCTGATGAATTGGTCAATTTTGGAGAGACAAAAACTAGCCCATCAGCATTAGTCATATTTAAACAAAAGAGCACGCGCTGGTACTGGGATTTATTTATCTCAACAGGCGCGAAATTATCTAAAGTTGCTGAATGCTCAGATAAAGGCTTTGACTCATTAGAACAGGCAAGACAAAAAGCAAAGTCTTTGTGTGATTCCATTGTTAAAGCTCCAATTTTAGATTGGGCAAACGTCGCCATACCAGGGTGCAATTTTTCAAAAACCTTTGAGAATGAACATCACATAAAGGATATTCACCCCTCCAGTAAGTGGATTAAATAACCCCATTAGTCAGGGGTTATTGTTTTTCTAGTGCGGGATGGTATATCTCGCACTGTTTCTTCATCCACAATCAATTCATAAATCTTAATGCCACTGTCACTTTCTGAAATGTCACTGAAAACCTGCATCATGAAATTCATGAACTGCTCATATGATACGGAGGGTGAAATATAACCAGTTGTAACCTCCAGCAATGGTGTTAGCCCTGAGTTATCATTTATTGAAATGCAATTCAGCTTATCCAAACGGAAAAAATAATTTCCGCAAGGTGTTCTTTTATCCTTGATGCGGATAAATACGTTTGATAACCCTTTGGGATCATCTGAGAGTTTAAAAATTTCAGCAGTCTTCATTTTATCCTCGGTTCATTCAGTTTTTTCCATTCATTAAGTTGCCGCTGAGTTACGCCACGTACTGGGTTAATAACAACGGCCCCAATTACCTTAAAAGCGACCTTACTTTTATAAAGCGCATCTATGTACCCAGTCGCCTGGGCCTGCGCGTCGAATAACCCGAAAGATTGCTCGCCGAGTGTGACCTCATAGCGGGCAATCTTGCTGATAACCGTTTTCGGGCGGCGAGTAATTAAGAAGCCGCGGTAAATTGATGAATGACGGCTTATTTCTTTGATGGCGTGGGTCATGCCGCTGCCCCTTGTGCTTTCGCATTGCGAGGTTTCTTCTGCCTACCTGCTGATAAGCGGTCTTTCCACCCATGCCATTCAGCTGGTGCACTTTCCACCAGCTGGGCGGCGTACTTGTCCCACTCTTTGCGGTTAACCCAAAGTTCTGCTTGTCCGCCAGGTTTCGAAGGGTCAACCATGTAAAACGCTGGCAACTTCCCAGCCTTAGCCATGCAAACCACAGCGTTCGGTGTCTTGCCTACATACAGCGCAAAACCTTCTTTTGACAGTAGGTCAGAAGGCGTTGTCGCCAGTTTGATGGCATCAAGCTTGCGTAGTGAAGGGGCACGATTGACTTCGGATCTAGCCTCAAGCTCGAGGCTTTCTTCTTCTGCTAAGAGTTCTAGAATTTTTTCCTCATCTTGCATTCTGCTATCCTCCAGGCTGGTACCCGATTTTCTAACTGGCACTAATTGGAGCTAGTTGGATTTCATTCGGGTGTTAGTAATGCGATAAAATTATAGGATGCTAATAACAATGTCAACATACGATAGCCATGAGAAGTTAGCGCTCATTCGCGAATCTGAAAGGATGAATCGACGAGAGATGAGTCAACTACTTGATATTCCTTACAGTAGTTTGTCTAACTACGAATCAGGTCGAATGAAAATGTCATTTGAGGTAGGGGCTAAAATTTTCAAACACCCCAGATTTAGGAAATACCAAAATTGGTTTATGTATGACGAGGTGGATCCAGCAGCCGGGCAAATCGCCCCGGTTCTCTCTCTTAGTGGGCAAGAGCAAATAATATCAGCCCAATCCGTAAAGAAATCTGGCTAACAGTATATAAACTATACATTTTCACTATTTGTTACCAAGACGATATATTTGTCGGAGGGTCTTCTTATGTCAATTAAGAAACTCGACGATGGTCGTTATGAAGTGGACGTCAGGCCGCAGGGTTCCGAGGGAAAGCGAATCAGGCGGAAATTTGGTACCAAGGGCGAGGCGCAAATTTACGAACGCCACATCCTGGTTAACTATCACAATAAAGAATGGCTAGAAAAACCGGCAGACCGGCGAAAGCTGACTGACCTGTTGGATGTTTGGTGGCTACAGCATGGCAAGCATCACGTTCGTGGTGAAAAAGAGAGAGAGCGTTTAACTGCCATCATCAAGACGATGAAGGAATTAGGCTTGCAGCGAGCTGACCAGTTAACCGTTAAAGCGATTAAAGACTATCGGGTATACATGCTAAATCAGGGGTTGAAGGCTTCAAGTGTTAACCGGCACCTGGCGATTATGAGTGGTATGTTCACCAAGCTTATTGACGCAGGCGAGTACCACAGTGAGCATCCTATCCGGGGTATCAAGGCATTCAAAGAGGGTGAATCGGAAATGTCATTTCTCACATCCAGAGAAATTGATACCTTGCTTGAGCTGCTTGATGGAGATGATCGGAAGGCCGCGTTGCTGTGTTTAGCGACCGGGGGCCGTTGGGGAGAGGTTGCTAACCTTAAGGGTGTGCACATTATTCAGGGGAAAGTGATGTTCATGAAGACGAAGAACGGCAAACGTCGAACTGTTCCGATATCCTCTGAGCTGGAAGCCTTGGTCAAAGGAGATAAAACAGGAATATTGCTTCACCCGGATTATGTTAGGGTGCGTACCACGTTGAAAGCAATGAAACCCGATTTGCCGATGGGGCAGGCTGTCCATGTATTGCGCCATACGTTCGCCACACATTTTATGATGAACGGCGGTAACATCATCACGCTCCAACGGATTTTAGGGCACGCGACCATACAGCAAACTATGACATATGCGCATTTTGCACCGGACTTTTTACAGGATGCAGTTGCGTTAAACCCGGTTGCCGGAGTGTCCATATAGTGTCCACCAACTAGCATTAATTAGCACCAATTAAACCTAATGCGATTAATTAAGTGACTGTTTTAAAACAAATAACCCCGTTGCGGCGGGGTTGTGTAGGTCACTGAGAAGTCGCCTTTTTTATGGCCTGCGGGCTGACAATAAGAAATAAGACGTTATAGAGGAGACCATCAATGAAAGCCTATCAGCGCCAGTTTATTGAGTTCGCACTGAACAAACAGGTTTTGAA